GTGCCGTAGGTGACTTCAGCGATGTACGCGAGCCGAGCCAGTGAACCGCCTGCAATTGCCATGATTATGATCTCCGCACATACGCGCTAAAGTTGATTGTCAAAACTGACCGGAGCCAGCCGTTTTCAGTGGATAGGGTGGTAGGGGTTGCGCCCCAGATTACGACCTGCTGGCCATCGTATGTCAGGCGAGTCCCGGATGTGTAGTCCGCACAGATTTCGTCGATCTTTTCCAGCGCCTCGCCATCGCCGCGCCCTGTTCGGTACATGATGTCAATCTGGAAAATGCCGGTGACCTCATTTGTGCCGTCGCTGCCCATCGTCGCCGCATCACTGCCAGCCCACAGCACGAACAGCCGGGCATGGTCGTCGCCTGTTGCCGGGTTGTAGTCCCGGTTCGGGTAGTAGGTGGTCAGGCCGTAAGCGCCGGTTGCCCATGACGCGAACAGGGCGGATTGAATGTCGGCGAACCTCATACCTGATTCTCCGCTGCCACTTGCTTGACGATGCGCAGGATGCGGGCGTGATTGATTCGCACCATGCCACGAGGGGCTTGATTGCTGCCGCCGAACTCGATCTTTTCCGCGTAGTCCATGTTATTGACGAGGTAGTTTACCGATCCGGCCCCGCCAATTTTGCGCACGGCTTTTGCAATGGTAGCGCCGCCACTCTTGTCTACGTCAGCTGTCGTGCCGGACGCTGGCGCTTGTTGCGACGCCTGCCAGTTTCCGCGCAGTCTCCCGGTATCAACTGGCGTAGACATGATCGTGCCGGAAAACCACTTGATCGTGATTCCCCGGCATGTCTCATCCAATGACTTGCCAACGCGCCGCGCGAACCGCTCCAAATCGGATTCAAAACTCATCGCCGAACCCTCACGACATAGGCGAGAATGGTTCCAGCAGGGCGAACCTCGTTGATTTCCTGAATGGCCCATGAGCCAGCCACGCCGGCGCCCAGGATGATGCCGGGAGCGCCGCCAACCGTTGTCGCAGTCGTGTCGCCGATGCTGGATACGTCGATGCGGTCGCCCATTCTGACCTCAACATCCGGCACCATGACAAGCTCGCGGTCTCCGGACTGGATGCGTGTGCCGTCAACGAGACGGCGGGCAATGCTGCGGAAAACGCCGGTGGATGCGATGACGGTGTTGCCGCCTGATGTTGGCTGGTTGGTCGTGTTGTCAAAGTTAAGCGCAGGCCGAACGATGTTGACCGCCGTCCCGTACTCGGTCAGCAGTCGCGTGACAGTCGCGGCCATGCGGTCATAGAAGGCAGTCATGCGCGCACTACCATCAGCCCGCTGTTTTTCAGCAGGGTGCGGAGAATGGCCTGCGACTCGCGGGTTTTGGTGACCTTCGCGGCCTGTCCGGGGTTTGCATATTCGACTTCGACCGCGCCAGCGATGTTCTCGCGGACGACAGGGAGTGCGGACGCCGGGTTGTACATGTCGAGGCCGTCAACCTGCTCAACGGTGAGCGAGCATTGGCAGTTGATAACCTGGCGGGGGATTTCGTTGTTGAGCCACGCCCAGCCCTCAATGATGGCGTTGTTGCGTGGCCATGATAGTGGTTGGTCGCGCTCTGTCAGCGTACCGACAAAACGGTTCCGGTTTGATTCGAGGTAGTCGGTAGACTTGACGAGATAGGCTTCAACGGTTGCATCGGCGGGCAGGGTTATGCCACGCGCAGCCGCGTAGAGTTTAAAATCAGCGAGAGAGATGTACGAGTTGGCCCCGCTTACGACTGAGCCATTTTCAACGACAATTGCCATGGCGATTCATCCGCAAGGTGGGGTTGTGGGCATCCTTGCCCGGTGTTCCTTAGCCCAGCAACAGCGCGGTGTGTTCCGGCTTGATGTTCTTCACGCCCCATGCCAACGAGATGTGATAAACGACCTTGCGGAAGCCCGGATATACCGAGACTTCAAAGGTCAGGCCAGAGCGCGGGTCAGTGATCTGCATCACGTCGATAGCCATGTCACCGGCAGCAGGGCGCGACGGCAGGCGAGCGGCCAGCACGATAGCGGACGAGGCAAACGCCATGTTACGCGGGCCGGTGGCAATCACGGTGATGGCGCGGGTTGCAACGCCTTGGGCCTTACGCAGACCGGGGGCGGCGATGGTGATGCTGTCGCCAGATGCCGGGTTAGCGCCAGCAAACGAGACGGAGGTCACGACGTACTGATTGGTATCGTTGGCCAGTGTAATCACGTCACCGGCAGCGACAACGCCAGTGCCAGCGGTTGCCAGCGGAAGCACGGTCTGACCGACGGTAAACGCGGCGCTGGTGGTGGTGGCGGATGCCATTGCGCCAGCGGTCGGGGTGACAATCTGCGCGGATTCGCGGATGGCCATGCCGGACGGACGGACAAGAATGCCTTGCTCGTTGATCGGCACATCGCCGCGACCGACTTGCACGCCGTACAGGGTGTGCAGCTTGGCCCCGGCAGTCGTGTCCACAATCAGATTCAGGTTCTGCGGATTCGCGCCGTTGTCCAACAGGATCTTGCGGGCATTCATCGCGCCTTCAAGGGTGGTGGCAAACGGGGTAGTAGTGGCAGTACCGGCAGCGCGGGAGGTGGTGGCGTACAGGGCGGCGAGGTCGGCTTCAACCTCGTTGACCAGTGCGCGCATGGCCTGCGTGATCTGGTTGTTCTGCACGTTCGACGCGCCGGGGCCGGAGTTCAGGCCGCGCTCTTCCTCGCCGTTCCAGCTAAACGGAATTGACTTGCTCTTGCTGATGGTGATTGCGGTTGCGCCGATGGTCTGGTCGTATTCGGACGGAACAGACATGGCGGGAGTGTTGTCAATGGCGGCATTTGCATCTGGAGCCACGTCAACGTAGACGGACTGGCCAACAGCGGCAGCAGAGGCGCGAGCATCGAGGGTTACGGCAGGAATCAGGCCGACGAGTTCGCGGGATACAACATCCAGCGAGGCGTACAGGGCCGGGATAAGATTTGTCAGGGTGTTCGTGGTCATGGCAATTTACCTCGGGTTCAGGAGACTTTACCGCCAGACTTGATGTGCGCCATTTTCTGGTCTGCACTCATCTGGCCGAATTGGGCGCGTGTTACGGTTATCGCGGCCCCGCCGCCTTTACCACTGCCACCGGAGGCCCCGCCACCGGAAGCGCGAGAACTCGCAATGACCGGCGCGAACGCCTGATTAGATGCAAATTCCGCTTTGAGTTCGTCCAGGGTGAGCGCCGATGGCTTGCCATCCTGTCCGATTACTACAGTTTGCGGCTGCCCGTCGCGAATGTCAACAGAGAGCCGGGCGCGGATGTGGGGCATCAGCAGGGCGGATGAGCCGGGAATAGACAGTTCATTGGCCATGCTGACCGCGACGTTATCCACCAGCAGTTTGTTCAGGGTGCCGCGCATGTTGCCAAGTTCAGTGTCTTTTGCGGCCAATGCTTCGGCGTGTTTCTGCTGCCATGATTTGTCGAGCGCGTCGACGTCGCCAGACTTGCGGGCGGATTCCTCGGATGCCTTGCGGGCCAGCTCTTCGGCTTCCTTGGCTTTCTGCGCGGCAGACTTCTTTTCAGCCAACAACTCGTCAACCTTCTTTTTGAGGCCGCTGGTGTCCTCGATGCCCTCGACCTTCAGCCGGAACTTGCCGGACTCGGTCTTGTCGTACATGCCAGCGATGGCGGCGTCCAGACCTTCGACGGTATCAACTTCATATTTCAGCATGGTGCTTGCTCCCGGAGCGTGTGCGGCCCAGCCGCGTTAAAGTCCTGCGCGCGCGAACGCAACAGGTTCGAGTTCTTTCATTTGCTCAAGTGTGAGCGGTTCAAAATTCTTGCCCAGGTTCAATTCCGCAAACCTTTCCGCCGACAGTCCGCCCTTGCGGAACAGTTCGCCGCGAGCTGGCCCGAGCGCCACGTCTTGAAACTCCGATGGCTGAGTCTTGAGCCATTCGTAATAGTTCAGGCTGGCGGGCACCTGTTCGCCGCCGTCTGCGCCTTTTGATGCGCGGGTTGCTCCCTCGTCCAGCATGTCAAAAGCCGGGTCAAGCACGGCGATGGTTGTAGATCGGCATTGCGGGTGTAGGGGTGGACGCGGGCCGGAGTCCAGCGGGAATCGTTTGCCGTCAAGACTGCGACATTGGATTGTCGTTCTGGAATCGAGCGCGGCAACCCATTCCAGCCCAAGCACAATGTCATCATTGGCGCGAAAGAATGTCTCGCGGGCAACCTGCGCCGAGTGCTGCACGGCTGTCCGAACAAGCACGGTGTTAGCTCGGTCAATCTGTGCGAGCGTCCCGTCTTGCCCGCGCATTTTCGAGGTTCCGCGCAGACTGCGAACAATCTCGGCAGTGTTCTTGCCCTGATAATAGCCCTGCTGAATGACGCCATTCACGTATGCAATAGAGTCATCCGTCCAGCCCTGAAGCCATGGCTCCAGCAATGCGCCCTGCCGGTATCCCTGCACAGCAAGCGGTGCAGTCATCACGGCTGTCCGCACCTGTTCCGGCGAGGGAATGACGGACTCAAACGGCACTTTTGAAACAGTCTGGAGATTGCGCGCCTCTAGTTGCGCCTGATAAACAGCCGCGTCTATCAGGTCGCCGGTCAGTTGCGTGGTGTATCCGCCAAAGATGGCCCGCATGTCGCGCTCAATGGCGTCTAACAGGATTTGGATTCGCTTTGCGTCGTAGGTCTCAATATCGGCGGCAATCAGCCGCATCTGCAAATCACGTTCAGCCTGTTGCAAAAACGGCTTGAACTTGGCGACCTCTGCGGACTTCAGGCGGTCAAGCATGATCTGCTGACGCGTGGCCAGCGTGATTTGTTCGGGCG